CATTTTTGAGAGAAATTTCTATTACATTTTTTGTTATTATAAAAGTAACAATTTTTGTCGTTGTATATACATTCCATTTGCCAATTATTCCTTTCTAATTTTTTTTGAATTTATATAAAAAATAAGAGAGGATAATCCCCTCTTAAATTAATCTAGTTCATACCATTTTTTACCTTTTTTATTTTTTCTATCTGTTACTATTTTATTGTTTTCAACTACGGTTGCTTCGGTGCAATCTTCACCGGGTTCAAGGTTACATGATCCTTTACCATTGTTATGTTTACAGCTTTTTATTTGACAATTTCTAATTAATTCTTGATCTTTTCCCATTGTTTTTATCTCCTTCCTTTATTTTAAAATATATCAGGTTCTGACAAGTCAGAATAAGATAATTTTCCTTTTGGTTCTTTAATAAATATATAGGCTGGAATATCTCCAATGTCTTGTAATTCTTCGATTCTTTCAATTTCGCCTTCTGTAAAATTAAAATCTTTCATAACTGCCTCCCATAAGTTTAATATTTTTCTTACTACATCTATTATATTACATAGAATCTATTTTGTCAACTCTTTAAGAAAATTATGGAAGATTTTCAACATTGCCCATCCTGCATCATTCTTGTCTTGACAAAAGAAAATATTGTCAATATATCCTTTATTATACCAAGAATTTAGTGAGCCTATGAATGCATTAGGATGTAATTTTGATCTATATCTATGTTCTTTTATATCTTCTTGAGTAGCATTTTCAATTAAAAGAACCATTTTAGCTCCTGCTTCTTTTGCTCTTTTAAACTCATTTTTAAATCGTTCTCGGCGATTTATCGGATTGTCTTTTTTACCTGAAGTTAAATTTAGAGCTAATTCATCAAGACTATTTTTTCTTTCAATTACAATCAAATTTCTATAATCTGTGTTATGATCAATAAATGAATAATCACCGAATTTTAATGTTTGTTTTCTTTTAACCGATATTTTATTAACAGCCATATAATTTAATATATGGCTGTTCTCCTTTTCTCTAGAATCAATTAATATGATCATTTTATATATGCCCAATTTTCATATAATTTAGTATTACTATCTTTCATTTGATATTTCTTTGCTGAATAATTAAAATTGTATTCATAGTTATAATTTAAATTATCGGTTATGCAAGTCGCAAATATTTTTTCATATGTAAAATTATTTTCTATATTTAGTTTGTTAATTATGCTTTTAATTGATTGGAAATTGCCCAAATTTTCAATTTTTAATTTAGGACTTAGAATTAATAGTCCTTTTTCTTTTAATCTGTTAATTAGCAAAATTCTTAATATTTTCATAGGTATTATTCTCCTTTAGGTAATTTTGTATTGTGAATACTTTGAATCAATCTTAATGCATATCCAATCAATTCATCTTCTTTATTACCGGCAATGTCTAAATTATTAAATAATTCTTTAACTTTTTTTAGTTCATAATTTGTCTTATCAGATAAAATAATAAAATTCTGATCTTCTTTTAATTGATAAATTTCTTTGATTGTTAGGTCTTTTTTATATTTGTTTGATTTAATATCAATTTTAGAAAGTAAATAAAAATGATCTTCTAAAATTTTATTAATATAATCATCAATACTTTCATTAGATTTTCTATTTTCTAATATCTTATCTAATAAATTATTTTCTATGGCTATTTTACCTTCCTTCCTCATTAATCATCATTCCTTTCAATATTTTTAATATTTAGATAACTTTCATTACTTATATAATTATTTATTGAGTCAGTTTTATATTGTTTTTTTCGCATATCTTTTAAACAATGATCAATTAATCTTCCTTCAGCTAAGATTAATTTCTCAACGACTTCTGTATAAGTCGATTTTTGATATTTGGCAATATCTTTTAAAATTTTTTCTGCTTTTTTTGAAAGAATTATTCCATAAATATTTTCATTATCAAACATTTTAAATTCAAAATTCGTATTGCTTAATCTGAAACATTCTTCGATTCTTGGAATTTTAGGATGATAATCTTTATGAAACAACATTTGATTAAATAATAAACAATAATGTTTTGTTAACTGATTATCATTTAATTTAATTTTATTTTGTTGTTCTTCTGTCACATTTAAAAATCTGCAATTATCACAATATCTAGTTAATTTACCCATTATTATTCCTTCCTTCTTTAAATAAATGATCATTAGAATTATAATGACCTGTATATTCACTTTTTTTCTTTTCTTTTACTGGTGTATAATTGTTAACCGCTGAAAATAAAAATTGATTTTCGTCAAAAATAATAAAAACTGGTCCTAATATAGGATGAAAAGCTGATCCATAAATTTTAATTTTACGTTTAGTGCTTTTATCTCTTACTTCAAATAAATAATTCAAGATATCACCTCCTCTTTCTGATCTAATATAAATAATTGGTCTTGGCTTATCCCAAAGTAATCACATAGTTTTTTTCTTATCTGATATTTTGGATAAGCCTTATCATTTTCAATTCTTCTTATCCAAGCACGACTTATATTTAATTCTTCAGATAGTTCTTTTTGGGTTATATTCTTCCAAACTCTATAACCTTTTAATTTATTATTCATTGTTCTTATTCTTTGTTTTAACATTTTAATCAGCTCCTATATATTTCATAATTTTTTTGTTAAAATCTTCAATTTCTTTTATTTTTAATTTACATAAATTACATTTCATACATAATATATCTTGTTTTATATATTTTTTTAATTTATGACAATAAGTTAAATTTTCTTTAATTGATAAAATTCTTAAATCCATGATTTAACCTACTTTCAATTAGACTATTTTTGATTTCCAAAAGCCTTTTTTAATATATCCATATTGTCTTTTCTTAAAAATTCAAATTTTCCGAATTGTGTTTCAAAAAATATATATTTATAGTTTAAACCTATATTTTTTATTGTATTTATATCAATATGAATGCTAAAGTCCATTGCATTCTCAGCAATACAAATTTCGTTATTATATATATCAAGATAAAAACGGTCATCAAGCTGATTTGATTTTAAAAACTTTTCAATAGTTTGTTTATTCATAATTTTTTCATCCCCTTTATATATTTATATTTAAATAGACTTTATTTATATCATTCTGAGTATATTTTTTTTCAGGTAATACAGGTAGTTTTTTATTATAAGTAGGCTTATATTTATAAATGTAATATAATTCTTTATATGCTAAATCATAACTTTTTGTATTATTAGGCATTTCTTCTAATATTATAAATTTAAAATATTCTGCTTTAAATTTATTAAAATCAGCTTGTAATTTTTTATTTTTATGTTTATTTTCTTTTAATTTACTAAAATGATTATATTTTCGTCTTTCTAAATCTTTACTACTACCAATATAAAAGCTATTGGTCTTTATATTTAATATTTTATATATTCCTAATTTTGTTTTTTCCATAATTTTAAATTTTCCTTTTCTTCTTTAGTCAATTAGATCATCAATATTGTGATAGCATTTAAGCTTATCAAAACGTTCCTCTATCTTGTTTAATTTAATAAATATATCCTCTAAGTCTTTAGTTAATATATTTATTTTCTTGCTATCAAAACAATACATATTTTCTAATTCATCAATTATATTTTGTTTTTTGCAATTAAATTGACTATACAGTCATAAGTATAGTTATAAACAATGCGGCATAAGTCACTTAATCCTAATTGAAATACAATGGCTTCTTTTTCATTATCAGAATTTTCAAAGGCAAAATCGTCATCTTGAATAAATGATTCAATAGGAAATCTAATCCTATAGTTATTATTAAAATATTCTTTGTAGGTATATTTTAAATTTCTTAAATAATCTATAAAAGCATTTGCTAAAATAGAATATTTGATTTCTACACTTTTAATTCTTTCAAAATCATAGCTATTTTTTATTTCTACATGCTCATTACTTCCTAACCATTCTATTTTAGGGGTTTCTTGAAGATTTGAAAATTCTTGTATTCCCAATCTTTCCAAATCTTTTAATTTTAAATCTTCAACCATTAAATCAAAATTTAATTGTATTTTCATAATATAATCTCCTCTATTTTTATAATTTTATAAATTAGGAAGCTAAGAATTATCTTAGCAATCCTCCTTGAATTCTGAAATCATTCGTTGCTTTAAGAATGTATTTCTTTTTTCTCTGTTATTTCTTGCGACAACTTTCTCAGTTGTCTGTTTATTTGATAGATAAATAACTGTTTGCTTTCCTCTTGTGATTCCTGTATATAAAATACGAGAATCCATAAAAGGAGAATCTTGATTCATTATAATCACGATATATTTAAATTCTGATCCTTGTAATTTGTGAATTGTAGAGCAATACGCCAATTGAAAATTTTTAACAGTTTCGGAATTTTTCTTATAACAAACTGTCTTATCTAAATCTTTATAATAAACAGAGAATGTTGTCTTGTCTTCATCAGAGATACGACCACTTTCTCCATTCATTATTTCATTTTCTCTGTCATTTTTAACACACATTATCTTGTCTCCCTTATCAAAGGGAAACCATTTTGACAACTTATCTTTTTCTTTTACAGGATTTATTTGTTTTTTCAACATTTCATTTATATTGTTAACGCCAGTAGCACCCTTTTTAATTGGTGCTATGAATTGAACTTCAGAATAAAACTTGTCAATGTCTTCATATTTTTCTAAAAGATAATTAAAAAAATACAATATTGACTCCTTGCAATTAGAATCATTGACTTGCTTAGAATAAAAATCCTTCTTTTTAATTGATGTATCGAATTGCTTATTATCATTTACTAAAGTTGCAATGTCAATAATATTGCTATCTCCCTTTTGACGAAAAACCTTTTGAAGTTTTACACAAGGAATTATTTGAGATTGAATAAGATCATGCAGACAGTTACCCGGTTGAACACTTGGCAATTGTCCCGGATCACCAACAAGAATTAACTTTTTAAAGTCAATTGGTGCATCCTCCATAGTTCTTAATAAATCATAAAATAATTCCGTATCAACCATTGAAAACTCGTCAACAACCATTACAGATTGTCGATAAGTTCCAGAATCTTCAGCAACATTTAAAAATCTATGTATTGTTGTTGCCAATGATCCAGTTGCTTGCTCCATTCTTCTTGAAGCTTTTCCAGTTGGAGCAGTTAGGAACATTCTAAAATTTAATTCATTTAAAATAAATAACGCACATTTTAACAAAGTAGTTTTACCAGTTCCAGCACCACCAGTCAAAATGCTTACCTTGTTATTTACAAGATTTTTGATTCCTTCAATTTGAAGTTTATCAAATTTAATTTTATTGATAGCTTGATAATCATTGATAGCTTGATCTATATCATAATTATCAAGAAATTTTATATTAGTTTCTTTTTCAATAAGCTTTTTTAAGTAATGCGGAATTTTAGTTTCAGCTTCAAACATTGAAACTGTATAAACTTTTTCACCATCAATTTCTAATCTTTCATTTTCTTCAACGAATGTATCAACATTTTTTATATTTAAAGATGATAATTTATCCAACAAATCATCTTTTTCAATATAACAATTGCCCATTGAAGTATAATATTTTACAACATATTCAACTAAATACTTTAATCTAACTGGATTATCTTGTTTGATTCCTAATCCTAAACCAATACGGTCTGTATATTTAAATCCAAATCCAGCATTTTCGATTAAGATTTTATAAGGGTTTGATTTGAATTCATCAATACCATTTTCTAGGTTTTCGA